CCCGATCATAAATCACACACAATATAAGGTACTCTATGAAATACTCAACATCTATTGCTAACGCAGTAAAGCTTGTTACTAACTTCGTAAATGCACAAAAGCATATTCGCAGTGTAACTAGGGAACTACACCCTCTTTCAGAGGAAGTAGAACAGCTTATTCAAATTAACAAAGATATTAAGCGTATCCAATCGCTTCCTAAGTCCAAGTTAAGGGACAAAATATTAAACGATCTAGAAGAATTATGTCAGAGCCCCGCTAAACTAAGGATAAGCCTCGATAATACAGAAAATTCTGATCTATCAATTTTGTTATCCAAAGAGCAGGAGGACTCCTCTATTCCAGAGGATATCCGAGTGTTACTTATTGAACTAGTTGACCAAAACGCACTGTTGAGAACAGAGCTCTTGAAACACGTGCAATGAGGCACTTGAAAATCCATGGGTACATGGCCAGTGAAAATCACGTGATCATCTACTTAGATTATTTATAGAGTGTGTGAGCTCTTATTATTAGGCTATTATCAATAACCCTGCATTTGTCTGTCGACTCTTGCTTCTCGGAACCCATCCATAAAAGGAATATTCTATGAATGAGAAACAAAAAGAGACCCTGATGACGTATGCCTCTGTCCTGAAGATACCAAACGAGATCTGTTTACCTGTCATTTCTGATTTTATCAGAATGAATGAGTGTAATGGATCAGAGTTCGTTTGTTCTCGTTTTAAAGCAGCAAAGCTTGATTTCATCAGGCTTAAAGCTGGTAAGGAACCTGTCTCACAATGGATAGGAAAGAAATCTCCTACACATTTCTCTGGTTCACTTGGTGGCCTACAAACGTGGTCATCCAAGAATTGGAAAAACTGGTCAAAAGCTATTCAGCTATTACAAGTTTATTCCACAGAGATAGCATCTGAAGTTCTGCCTTCGCAGGCTAAGAAATTCGTTGATGCTGTGACATACAAGAACCCTAATCCAGATTCTTTCCCGGAATATGGTGAAATGTTGATTAAAGGCGTTAAGATTGTCTACCCTGATAAAGTAGGCTATCCTAATCCACAACCTCTTTTATTTTACCCAGTCTCCTCAACACGGCGAGAACCCCACGCAAGTGGTAAGTCCTATCCGTAAGGAGAACAGACATTAGAGTGCGCTATGAGTTACCTTGACCAAACGGTCACTGGTCGCTTAAGCCATATATTATATCCCAATTTATTTGGGCCTCTATTGTTAGGCATTACCCAGAGTGGTCAATACCAACGTGAGAAAACACGTTCTGGTATCCCTCGATACGTTATCGAAAGAAAGACGTATACGGATAATGTAGGTAAAATAGGTTTGATACAAGAGCCAGGTCTCAAGTTGAGAGCTGTTGCTAATCCTGCTAGAGTTTATCAAGCAGCATTAAAACCTCTTGGTGATGTACTTTATAACAGGTTAGCAACGCTACCCTGGGATTGTACTCACAATCAAACACTTCCATATAACTCCATCCATCAACATCTTGCTCAAGGTAAGGTCGCTCATGCAATTGATTTATCAAATGCTACTGATCGTTTCCCTATCCAGTTACAAGAAAAGCTGTTGTTTTCTATGTTTCACAGAATTGATGGTATCAAGTTGTTTTTGGACTTATCCAAATCAACCTGGCTAACATCTTTGACCGAACATGGCAATATCTCATGGAAAACAGG